TTGATTTCGCCGTCCTTGGTTTCGATCTGCTTTTTCAGATCGGTGATTTCAGCGTCCTTGGTGCTGATCGTGTCAGCCAGGGTTTTCGCTGCGGCGTCCTTGAACGCCTCGATTGAAGGTGCTTGGGCAGCGGGCACGTTGACCGCCTTATCGCCAAGCACCACCGAGATAAGAGCATCAGACATAGTGTCCTCCTTGGGGTTGCTCGTTGGGGTGATGAGAGGCGATGCCCCCCAGTTATTCGCATCGTGGTCCCCGATACAGAATTCTTGGCCAGCGCGCCCATTGGGAACGATGGCGAGATGATCTACAAAGATTGAACGCTGCACGGCGTCATAGGCCTGCCCGTCCGGCGTGGTGCCGGGGGTCCAGTCCAGCTTCGTGACGTAACCGACCGAGAGTTCGCGCGGCCCGCCCGATTCAATGCTAGCGACGGTCGCGCCATCGGTGATCGCCACATCCAGCGCCACAGCTTCGCCATCGCGCGCGACCCCGGCAATGTGGCCACGGGAAAGCTGCGTGTGATTGTCGGCAGTGACGCGATCTTTCGGGTGCCCGTCCGTGATCGGCTTGCCCTTGAAGCTGCCCATGCTGTCCAGATTGAACACCTCGTCTTCGGGCCGGTAGACACGCACGCGGTCCAGATCGGGTTTGCCCAACTCGGAACCAATATAGTCTTGGATGCCCGTGCGCGCAGCCCTAACGCGGGCCGTCAGATACCCGTCGCGGGTCTTGCGCGGCTTGCCGATTTCAACGGCGTCCGTGAAGCGAATTTCAGTCATTCGATTTCCTCGATATTGTCTGCCCAATCATCTTTGACCTCTTGAAATATCTCAGGGCCAAGAATGATCGGGCCTTGGTAGGCTTCGATGTCTGCGATATCGGGCGCATCTGGATCATATGAAATGGTGATGTGCGGCTGATACTCAGGGTGATCCCAAGTCGCGCCAGCCTGTTTGATCCGCTCGTGACGCCATTCCAATTCTTCGCTGGCAAACAACAGAACCCGCGCATCTCCGAACTGATCCATTTGCCGCGCACCGCCGGACGCCAACTCTTCTTTCGGACGCCAGCTTTCGCCGCATTCCATCCAGTCAACCGGCTTGCGGCTGAACGCGATAGTCACATGCAGATCGGACGCAGGCAGCGTGGTCTTGAACCCCTGAGCCTTGGCCCAGCGGATGATTTTGGCACCGTTGATCACCTTACGGCTGACGTAAAGCGTGCGTGGGGCGGCGTCGGTCGTGGCAGTCTCGACCTCCTCATCATCCCCCAGCCCATCGTCCGCAATCGTCAACGCATCAATGCCCGTCTCTCGGAACATCTGTGCGCCAGCCGCTGCGATTTCGTCGTCACCGTAGATTGCCGCTGTTGCCAGCTTGGACAACGTGTCAGCGTCCTTGTTGCGAATGTCACTGATCTGCGTTTCGGTCATCTGCTTGAGCGGACGCCATTCATAAGTGATGTCTTCCGGCCAATCGCCCAGCGTGGACCGGATTAGCACCTCATCGAGAACGCTCATCGCCGGTTCTATTTCCAGCGTCTGCATCGCTTGCACGCGGTCGTAATAGTTGTTCAGATCGCCTTCGCCTGTGCTGTTCAGCCCGCCCGGTGATGTGCCCAGGAGCCGCGTCATTGGGATATCAGCAGCACCCGACGCAACCTGCATGAAGCGGTCTGCGATGTCGGATAGGCCGCTGAAGGAATATGACTTGCTTTCGTACTCTTCCTCTTTGTCGAGGATCAGCGTGCCGTTGTTGCCTTTGAGCATCCGCGCCGTGGCGAACCGCTTGAACAGCATTTCTTCATATTTGGGGTCCGTGATGTTGTCGGACAGCCCGTCGATCTTGATGATGTCTGTCTTGGCGTCAAACACCAGCGACGCCATGTTTGCCATCGTCATGTCGAGATGCTGGCAGGCCGTGTAGATTGATTGCAACGTGCTGTCGCCCCAGCCGTATTGACCAGAACCCGCGAGGAATTGGGTTGGTAGCGCCTCGCCTCTGAACTCCACAAGGCGCGATGGATGCACCCGCAGGACCTCGCCTGTGTTGGTGCTGAACTGATAGTCAATCGGCAGGCCGTAGCGTGGGCTGCGCGGGTCGATTTCAGCAAGTCCGGCAATGATGTCCTTGCGCGTGATGACCGTCAGATAGCGCAGATCACCCCTACGGGTCTTGCGCGGGTCAAGCGGCTGGTCCAGATCATCACGCCCTGTGCCGATCAGGATTGCCGCGCCGCCGTAAAGACGTGACTTCCATTTTGCCTCGTTGATCTTGGCGCGGACGCGGAAGGTGTCTTCCATTTCCTCAATCAGCTTGGCGTCCTTACCGCTCCACTCGCGCCACTTGCGCACCGCGTCCATTGCCGGGATGGTGACGACCTTGCGCATAATCCAGGACGTGCGGAACGCGGCTTCAAGCTGCTGATCGTCCAGCATGTTAATCGCATAGCTGACGGTCGATGCCTTATCCCCGGATGTGCCCAGCCGGGTCGCAAGGCTTTGCAATCCATCGGCGATGGGTGTGAAAATGCTCAAGATGCCATCCCCGCGAGGTTGAAGGTTTTAGTGCTGCACGGCCAGAACGCCATCACGATAGCGTCGGCAAGGTTTGGTGAGCGCGCGCCGTCCGGCTGCTTGTCCACCATCGTTTTTCCCGTCGCGCTGGTCTTGTGTTGCGGCTGGGTCAGTTCTTCTTCGATCTGCCCGATGTTCGGCAGGTTACGCGGCAGGCTGATCAGCATATCCGCATCATATGGGACGCCGCGCCGTGCCTTGTGCGCGTTCTCGAACCGCTTACGAAGCCCGAACCACGCCTGCGCTTTCAGGTTGTGGTACTGATCCTTGTTGAGCGGCGATTGCGGGTTGTCCGGCTCGATCCGCTTATCGGGGTCCAGCACCGATGCGCCACCTGCCCACGGGTGCAGCTTCATGCCGTCCGGTTGATCGCCACGACGCCCCATAGACGCCCATTCGCCCGTGACGCCCTCACCTACCCCGATGCTGTCGTAATAGACCTCAGAGACGCCTTGTGCCTTCGCTGTGGCCGCTGCCTTGTTCGTCGTGAGCGATGTATCTAAGCCATTCCATGCTTCGACGCTCAGAAGGCCGATGCCCTTGCGGATTGCCAGCGCGTTTTCATCGCCGCCATCTTCACCGCCCGCAACGTCAAGTGCTGCGTACTTCTTGCCGGTGATCTCGATGCCAAGGTCTTCGGCCAGCCCGATTGCAGATTGAACCCACATCGCCGGAATGACGACCTTCGATCCCATGCTTTCGTATTCGCCAAGCCATGTGTGAGGGTATCCGTCGGGATCGTTGTCTTTCGCGTCCTGTGCTTCAAGTCTCATGGTTTCAGGTAGGAAGGGGTTATCGGTAAAGTTAGCTTTGACCACTACCGCGTCAGGCCGTGGCCCCTTGGGTCCGCGCAACAATCGCTCGATAGGATCGCCACGACGCCTTGGGTTCCACGTCGCCCATATCTGCGAACCTTCCGCCCGAATTGTCGGCCTCAGAAGGTCCAAGCTGCGTTGCGAAAGGCTTTGCGCTTCTTCGATCCACGCGATGTTAAACCCTTCCAGCGATTTAACGCTTTCAGCGGTATGGTCCATCATTCCTACAAATATGCAGCTACCATTGCCGCCGATGCGCCTGATTTCCGTCTTGATTACCTCAAACAGATGCCCGACACCGAACGCCTCGATCTTGGCTTCGATCAGCTTCTTTGCCGAGCGCTCAAGGCTCTTTTGAACCTCCCTTACACAGACCACGGAAAAATCAGGGTTTGCAACCATCTCTTCGACAACCATGCCAGCGAATTCGTGGCTCTTGCCGCTTGCCCGACCTCCGTATGCGCCCTTGTATCTGACGACACGTCCCGTTGGTGTCTCTGATGTCTGCAAAGGCACGGCCCAACGTGGCGTCGGGATGTCAAGATTTGCCATCTGCTTTCGGGTCTACAATCTGGCGGGTGATCTGCGTGATGACATGCTCGCCATTCGGGCCCGGCCCTGTGATTGCCTGCGGCGGCTTGCCGTAGCCTCGATCAAGTATCGCGTTCGCAGCGCTGACGCGTGCAGCGGCGGGTTCGGCCTCGTTGGCCATGATCTGTGCCAGGACGAACAGCGCATTGTCTGCGTGATCCTTCGCCATGTCTGAGAGTTCGCGCTTGGCCTCTGAAACCACTCCGGGCTTACGGCCAGCGCCCTCGCGCTTACCGCCTCGGGCCATGTTTGATTTCCTTGATTGTTTTTCAAAACCGGCACTATCCACATTTCCCGCAAGTATGATTTTGCAGCACGGAATTAACGCTTAAAA